TAAATATTTTATCGGAACCGGGGTTCGTTAGACCTGAACTTTCGGATACATTTTCGGTATCATCGATATTTGTAAGAGTTCCACTGGCTGTACTCAAAGTATTATCACCTATGGGTAAAGTGGTTGAACTTCGTAATAATTCATCTGGGTTACCTAAAACTCTTGTTGGATTTGTGGTAGTTGGAGGGGTGTTTGGTACATCCGTGAACACAGATTCTGTAGAAGTTGGTCTAAATGCTACCGTACCCGTACGTGTGAACGTATTTGAAAAGGACACCGACGATGTCGAGTTAACACTTCTCTGTCCGAATGCAAATGTTGGTGTTGACACACTACTACCACGTGTTGTGATGGTACTACTTTGACTCGAAGAAGTAGTAGTGGGTTCACCGTCATCTTCTGAGACAATTTCGGTAATGACCGGTTCATTTTTTGTACGAATGGCTGATGTAACTGGTGAAGTCGTGACAGTAGAAACTTCATTTGATGCTAAACCGATAACCTGACGTGTTGTTGTGTTGGTGATAGTCGTCGTATCTACTCTCTCTTTCTTGGTAGTGACATTCTTTGTAACCGTAACAGGTGTAGTTGTAATTGTTTCTGTCGTTACCGTTTCAACATCCGTGAATGGAACTTGAGTTTCGGTTGTTAAAGTGTATGGTATAGAAGAATTTTCAGTATCAACTTGTGTGAGAATTGTATTCGTATTGATATCTGAAAGAGGTTCAATTTCTAGACTCAATAACTTATGTATTATTCTCGACATGTTGATATAACCGGATGACCCACTTTCTGTAGGGTGTAATGCAAATGAATGAATACCAAATACACTAGGTCCAAATTTACGCTCATCTATTTCGATCGGGCCACCAAACTCACTAGCTATTGGTGAGTTTATGTACCTCTCCAATGTATGGTCATAACCCACCTCTTTACCTTCTTTACTGAATAACGTCTCATTGTTCACTTTTAACTCTAAACTTTTGATTTTATTGTATTGATTCGTAAAGTTACTCTCCGATGACACATTTGATTGTGACACAAAATACATTTCCTTCACGGGATGTTTGAAGTTGAGAAGTACATCTTTCTTTAATTCACCTGTTTTCATTTTAAATTGTGCTAATTGCACCTGTGTGATTGGGTGATTGATTTCTGTTGACATCAAATATGCTCTCTCTTCGGGATTTAGATAAACGTATTCTACGTTGAGAGATAACCTGTTTATTTCACCTCCATATGAACTAGGGTCCAGAATAACTTCATCGAAATTACGTAACTTTATCCTAACTTCTACATTCTGTTTTGTTAGTGCACAAATAGGAATCGATAGTTTGGGGTTCCTATAAAAGTGAAAGGGTAAATCTAGGAAGTAAACATATTCATCTTCGTAGTAATCAAGTAAATCACCGTGACCAGTTAAAAAGTACAAGGTCTGTCTCGTATCATAATCATTATTTCGTAACTGTTGATAGAGGTAAATGTATTCGCCTGTAATCTTCTCTATCAGTTGACCACCTATATAAAGTTCTGCGAATTCCACTAGACGTGTCATAAATGAGGGTGACCAGGATGTACCATTCGGTGCTAAGGGTTTCCTAGCGAGTTTGAATGTAAGATTTTTTATAAGGTCTCCGTGAAAATTTGGTATTTTACATGTGATCAAGTTACCATAATCATTCACGCCATCGAACTGATTTTCGTTAATTTCAAACGCAAAGTTCGTATGGTGTTTGAATCTGGTCAGAAAATAAGACATCTCGGGCTGACCAGTCAAATGGACATCTTCTATACCAGTTACACTTAAATTTAGACGACCAGCCATCCTTGTAAACAGCTACGTTAATTTTTTTAAACATAATTAAACATTTACCACTTAAAATGTTTAAGGATGGATGATTTGCTTCGAGTCATGCAGATAATAGACAGTCACTCGAGTGTTTTGCCTGAGGGGGACTATCTCGAATTGTGTAAACATTTGAAGAATGCGTACAATAAGAGGGCAGATCCAGTGTACTTCTTTGATTACGAGGATTTTAGGATACACCGCATCGGTGAAACTCAAGAGACTTTTCAATATTTTTATGACTATTACTTCGATAAAGCTCTCAACATAGATAGCGATTTCATACAGGGTCAAATAACCTATCTACGGAAGGAACTTGTGGAGGCACAACCTATCAAACGTATTACGAAAAGGGTGAAGGAAAGAGTCATTAGACATTACTGTCACATGAATGGACTCGGTGATGAGGATGTCGAGATTGAGTTCCCCAAGAAGGATTTACAATCGATGTGTAGAGCGTTTGTGGATACAGAGAATGAGTTTCGACTGAGGTATCGTACGGCCATCGAAAAGAGACTTGAATGGTTGGAGCAGTCTGATGACAGACTTGACGATGTATAAAGATTTGGAAATCTAAGAAGATAATGTTAGCTCTAGCTACATGTAGACCAATACTAACACCGAAACGTGCGAAGCGTTTTAAAATATACGCTACAGCATATAAGAATGTTGACCCTTATCGTGAAACTTCCTTACGGTACATGGGGTACGCGAATGAGCTTGGTGAAGCTTTTACAACGTATCTCCCTGACTGGGGTCTCCCAGCGTCCTACTGTGTCGCCGCGTCCTATGTCATGTTTGACACGATTGACAAGGGACAGAAAGCGTTTGATGCTGCCGAAGAGGAGGACAAAATCATAGACACTCTCAGGATTTCTACGGAAACCCTTACGTGGCAGATGTTGGCGTCTGTGTTTTGGCCAGGTTCAATCATCCGTGTAATTGTAAACATGGCGGCTCAGGTGTCGGGTGATGAACATCATCTTCTACCGACACTTGTTGGTCTCGCTGCGATTCCCGCTATCGTGAAACCCATTGACACGACGGTGGACAAGTTGATGGAGACATCCATATCGAAAGTCATCAATGGAGAAATCAAGACACCTGAGGATGCGAGTGCTGCGTTCATGACGGCGATGGGTTCATTTTCTCTACCCCCAGTGATGTACCTCCTGGCAGCCGCAATCAAACCTAAGTAAACCACAAACAAGTGAAATATATGTAAAAATGGAGAATCTCCAAAATCTCATGCAATGTCTGGACGACATTTCCAAGATGATCCCTGAGGGCACCTACTTGGAAATGTGTGACAACCTGAAGCAGGTACACAAAACTTTACCGAAGCCCAGGGAACGTCGAGTCCCTTTCCAACCCATTGTTGTTGATAGTGACTCTGAAAGTGAAAGTGAAAGCGAGGAGGAAGACGAGCCTTGGCGTCCCGAGTGGTACGACGAGTGGGCTCAGAATGAGGAGTGTCTTCGACGACTTCTGGCAGATTTGAGGATTGCGAAAAGGACATTGACAGTGCTGAAGCCAATCCAACGCATCACTAAGAAGGTGAGGGAAGCAGCGATGAAACACTTTGCGGCACGTACTCAAATTTTCGATGAGAACGTATTTTACCAGAATCGTTCAGAAGATGGAGTTCACGCTGAAGCCACATTTGAAAACTATGTTCAATTATCCGACTGGAGTAACTTTTCACCCCAAGAGCGTAAGGAGCTCACGAGCAAGAAGTTTGAGAAGAAAATTTACGAAGAGTACAAGATGTTCGAAAACCGTCGCGTCGATGCTGGGAGGCATGAGGTGACGGAGTTGAAGAGGAATTTGGAGATTGAGATTAATGACATGAGGGAGAGGCAAAACTACTTGAGGGTGCATTACAACTTGTAAGTTTGGGTGCACCACCACTTGTTCCCACCTGTGTATTCGAAGATGATGTGGATGAGGGCACCGGCGATGAGATGTAGAATAGGCGTTTCAATATCAAGTTTCATTTTACCGACGGCAAAAATAAGCGCAGCATTCATGACACCAATGATGAGGGCTTCCATCAGAACATTTGTGACGGGGCGAGAAGTCATTTTAGTATAAGCACTGAAAAAAAAGTTTACGTAATGTAGGTGAGTATGAACAATACTGTAATAATTGGTATTGTGATTACTATAATTTTAATTTGTTCTAGTGCTTCTAGTGCTTCCGTAGCTTTTGCAATAAATTTACCAGAATCATCAGTCAGAGAACAATTATTGAAAATTCGTGAACAACTCCCCACCTCAATCCTTGAACGTCTCCCTGAAGAAGACGATACCGAACCCGAGGACACGGGTTCTACAGGTTCTACAGGTTCTACAGGTTCTACAGGTTCTAC